ACGTAATAATATGAAAAAAAGAGAGTTTAATCCGGGTAAAATTTCTGCTGAAGAAGCTGAAAAACTTAGAATTGAAAGCAACAATGACTTTGAAGAAACTGTTCGTTTTGCTAATGTTTATAATCGTTGTATTGGTTTTGATGCTGCTGAATGGCATGCAGCAAACCAATTTTCTCAAACAAATGAAGAAGAATCGCGCTTGACTTTAATTGTCTTTTGGCATGAAATATCATGTGCACAAACAGGTCTACAAAGATCAGAAATGGAAATAATATAATGGATCCCTTAGTTATCGTTGCAAAATTACAAAAACTTATACAAGACAATCTTCAAAGAGTTGGTGACACTATGATCAGTGGTGGTATTGACAACATGGAGAAATATCAGTATATGTTAGGACAAGCACGTACATATCAGTACATGCTACAGGAAATCTCTAACCTGCTTAAACAGAAGGAGCAAAAAGATGAACAAGGAAACGTTATCGACATCGGAAAAGGACCTCCCAAAGCATAAAAATGCATTGGAAGAAAAGTACCAAACCTTAAAAGAAAAAGAACCATTAAATCCCGACAATATCAAAGAACAAAGCTCCCTGCTGCCTGATCCTAGCGGCTGGCGACTTTTAGTCTTACCCTTTACACCAAAGGAAAAAACTAAAGGCGGAATTTTAATCGCACAAGAATCATTAGACAAATTACGTATTGCCACGAATTGTGGTTATGTACTCAAGATGGGTCCGTTGGCCTATCATGATCACGAAAAGTTTCCAACGGGACCGTGGTGCAAAAAAGGACAGTGGGTAATATTTGCACGTTACGCAGGATCAAGACTACCCATCGAAGGTGGAGAAGTTCGTATACTAAATGACGACGAAGTTTTAGGAACAATTGACAATCCTGAAAACGTACTTCATCATAATTAATCATAGGAGGAACTATGCCAGACAAAGAAGAAAAAACAGTAGATATTGATACAACCGGCCCAGGCGCGGAAGTTGATATTGAAGAAGAAAAAAAAGAAGTCGAAACCGTAGAACCGGTTGTCGAGAAGGAAGAAGTCAAAGAAGCAGTTGAAGAGAAGCAGGAATCAAGCGACAAGCAGCAAGAAGAAAAACCAAAAGAAGAAGAAAAACCAAAACAAGAATTAGAAGAATACAGTGAAGGTGTTCAAAAAAGAATTGCAAAACTAACTAAAAAGTGGAGAGAAGCGGAAAGACAAAAAGAAGCCGCTCTCGACTTTGCTCGAGGTGGTCAAGCAGAACTTAATGAACTTAAAACTAAACTTACAAAACTTGAACCTAATTATGTTAAAGCTATTGAGAACAGAGTCACATCGGGTCTTGAAGCGGCTAAAGCAAAATTAACAACGGCAAGAGAAGCTGGAGATATCAATGCAGAAGTTGATGCTCAAAGATCCATTGCTCAGTTAACGGTTGAAGAAACAAGATTGAATGCTTTAAAAGAACGTCAATCACAAGACAAAGAAAAAAATGTAAAAACTCCATCTTTAGATGATAGTGTCAAAGGGAAGATACCTCCTCCAGATCCTAGAGCTGAAGACTGGGCGTCAAAAAATGAATGGTTTGGTAAAGATAGCGCCATGACTTATACGGCTTTTGACTTACATAAAAAACTAACCGAGCAAGAAGGGTTTGACCCTAATTCTCCCGAATACTATGCGGAAATAGATAAAAGAATACGTGTTGACTTTCCACATAAATTTGGTAATACTACGTCTCAGGAATCGACTAAACCTACACAAACAGTAGCTTCAGCGAAGCGAAGTGTAAATCCAGGTCGCAAAACTGTGAGACTCACATCATCTCAGGTAGCAATCGCTAAAAAATTAGGTGTGCCACTTGAAGAATATGCGAAACAATTAAAAATCACGAAGGAGGCATAAGCATATGCAAAACGACGACAAAATGAAAACTTCCCGTGCGAGCCAGACAAGAGAAAAAACAGCTCAGAAAAAAGTTTGGACTCCACCATCATCTTTAGATGCACCCCCTGCGCCTGATGGTTATCATCACAGGTGGATAAGAGCCGAGACTATGGGTTTTGATGATTCAAAAAACATGGCTGGGCGAATAAGATCAGGATACGAGCTTGTAAGAGCTGATGCATATCCAGGATCTCAATATCCAACTGTTACAGAAGGCAAATACAAAGGGGTAATCGGAGTTGGTGGCCTTTTGCTTGCGAAGGTACCCGAAGAGGTTGTCAAATCGCGCGAAGCATATTTTAATAATATGACTCAAGACGCAAATGACGCTATAGAAAACGATCTCATGAAGGAGCAACACCCAGGAATGCCAATCAATAGTGAGAGGCAGTCCCGTGTAACCTTCGGTGGAACAAAGAAAAACTAATTTATTAGCGATTCCTAATCCAACGAATTAAATTAACCGCTTACAGAATTTCTGTAAGCATTAGGAGAAAAACTATGGCAAATCAAGACGCAGCTTTTGGTTTCAGACCTACAAGATCACTTGTTGGTGGACAAATCAGAACTGAAGAATATGTGATTGCAGCTAACTACAATACAGCAATTTATACTGGACAAGTAGTTGAAGCAGTTACAGCTGGTGGGATTGAAGCAGCAGCTGCCGCAGACGTTCAACAATTGGGCGTTTTCGGAGGCGTGTTTTACACAGATCCAACAACTAGCAAACCAACTTGGAGCGCTTATTATCCAGCAAGCACTAATGCTTCTGATCTTAAAGCTTCCGTATATGTCGACCCTTACATCGTGTTTGAAGCACAACATGATGGTACTGGAACAGCAGCTATGAATCATTCAGCAATGGACTTCGTAGGAACTGGTGGAAGTACTATCACTGGTCAATCAACTTCAGAATTAGATACTTCTGAAGCAGCGACTGACAATGGTTTCAAACAAATCGGAATCTCAAACGATCCCGATAACCAAGATACGAGTTCAGCTAACGCTAACGCGTATTGTGTATTTAATGTCGGCGAACATGTGTTTAAAGTAGACACAGCCTTAGCATAATAGGAGTATAAAAACATGGCAATATCACGATCACAACTAGTTAAAGAACTAGAACCAGGTTTGAATGCACTATTCGGCTTGGAATACAAAAACTACGCTAACGAACATGCAGAAATTTTCAGTTCAGAAAATTCAGACAGAGCTTTTGAAGAAGAAGTTATGTTATCTGGATTTGGAAATGCTTCTGTAAAACCTGAAGGTCAAAGTGTTAACTACGATGCGGCACAAGAAACTTTCACGGCTCGTTACACGCATGAAACGCTTGCTTTAGCGTTTTCAATCACTGAAGAAGCGATTGAAGATAACTTGTATGACAGACTTGCGTCTCGTTATACAAAAGCATTAGCTAGATCAATGGCTAATTCTAAACAAGTTAAAGCAGCAAATGTTCTTAACAGAGCGTTTAACAGTTCATACACTGGCGGAGATGGTTTAGAACTTTGTTCAACAGCACACGTAATTGTTGCTGGTACTGAGCAAAACGAACTATCAACTGCTGCAGACCTTAACGAAACATCTTTAGAGCAATCAATGATTGACATTGCTGCACTAACTGATGAGCGTGGTCTGAAAATTGCAGCTAAAGGAATGAAATTAATTATTCCTTCTGCTTTGCAATTTACTGCTGAAAGATTGATGAAATCTGTAGGTAGAGTTGGAACAGCTGATAACGATATCAATGCAATCAAAAACATGGGGATGATACCTCAAGGTTACACAGTTAATCACTATTTAACTGACACTGATGCATTCTTTATCAAAACAGATGTACCAAATGGACTAAAACACTTTACAAGAGCACCAATCAAAACTGCCATGGAAGGCGATTTTGAAACTGGTAACGTGAGATACAAAGCTCGAGAAAGATACAGCTTCGGCTGGTCTGACTGGAGAGGTATCTTCGGATCACCAGGTGCGTAATAAGTAAATAAGTAAATGAATGAGGCCGCCTTAAAACGGCCTCATTTGAAACATAAAGTAAGAAATACACTATGAAAAACTTTCGAATACAAATCCGTTATCATGGGCACTATGCAAATTTTACTGTAATGGCTGAAGATAATGCTGAAAGTATTGAACAATCTATCCTTGACAAGCTGGGAAAAAATGAGGTATTGTTCGAGTCTGATGGATTTACCAATAAAAAAGGTAAATGGATAACCTATGAGGAGGTTGTATATGACACAAGACCTATACAAACAGAAGAAGTCCTTGGAGTTAAGTTGGGAGCAAGAGTATAACGAATCAGGTAAATATACTCTTAACATGGTTAAAATTGATGATAAAATTAGAGAAATCATCACTGAGATCAAGTTAGAAGAAGCTAAGATTGCTCACAGAGTAAATAAGATTGAAGACTCACAGGCACAAGTTTCAGTAGCTACTTAATCTAACAAGCTACATATCGGAAAACGTCTCCGGCTCACATAATCTCTTGCACTCTAGTTAAAAAAACGCTATAAAAAATTACTATACAATTATTTTAGAATACTGACGCAGTATAGTCGACGGCCTAGAGACAGTATTCACATAAACTAGGAGGATTATAATTATGGCAACAACAACGTTTAACGGAACGGTACGTTCTGATGGCGATATAAAAGCAACAACTAAGAACACTACTACAGGAGCATTTGTAGACTATGCTGTTATAAAAGCAGCGGGTGGTATGGAAATAGAAAAAGTTGCAAGCACTGGAAACAACATTGTAGCAGCAGGTACTTCAACAGGTACTAACAATGCAAGTTTAGGTACAGCAGCAACTATTTTTAAAGTTACACCTAATGATCATGGCACAGGAATTGCTGATGATGCAATTAGTACATTTGTGAATAAAGTTGGTGGTCTTATCTACACTACTATTCTAATCGATCTACATGGTGGATTAGCTTCTGGTGGTGCTGCAAATGATATTATTGGTACTGATGGTGGAGCAGCTAATGCTTACATCGCAGAACTAACAACTGGAGTTAATGGTATTCCATTTGAAATAGAATTTGCATGTTTAGAAGTACCAACAGGTGGAGACCCAGATATTAATTTAGTATGTGGTGCTACAGCTACTGATGCAGAAAACGCAGCAGTATCTAGTGGAACAGTATTACTTAATAATGGTGACTTAACTTTAGGTATGTATGTTTCTGCTGACGGTGGAGCAACACTTGCAGCATTAAGTAAAAAATATCTTTACTTGACTACTGGAGATGCTACTGAAGCAGCTTACACAGCAGGTAAAATAGTTATTAAAATCACTGGCGCAGCTTTTGATTACAATAACGGCTAATAAATAAACTTAAATTAGAGCGGGAGCTTCGGCTCCCTCTCTCTAACAGGAGGAAAACATGGCAGACGCAGTAACAAGTCAAACATTAGTAGACGGTGATAGAACCGCTGTAATGAAATTTACAAACATCTCTGATGGTAATGGTGAAGCATCGGTAGTAAAAGTTGATGTTTCAGCTTTAAACTCAAATTCTCATACAGGCGCAGCATGCTCAAGAGTGCATATTACACAAGTATGGTACGCAATTTCAGGCATGAGAATTGATCTAGAATGGGCTGCTGACACTAATGTCAAAGCATTAATTTTAGGTGGCGGTGTAGCTTTAGAACCTACCAATGGACATTTTGATTATAGATCTTTTGGTGGTTTAAAAAATACAGAAGCTACTGGTGTAAGCGGAGACGTGGCTTTAACAACTTTACATCATACAAATAATGATGCGTATACGATTGTATTAGAGTTAACTAAATCGTATTAGGAGGTAGCAAATGGCTAATACTACTTCCGGAACAGTAACGTTCGATAAGACATTTGCTGTTGATGAAATCATTGAAGAAGCATACGAACGAATTGGTTTACAATCTGTTTCGGGATATCAATTAAAAACAGCAAGGCGTTCTTTAAATATATTATTTCAAGAATGGGGCAATAGAGGTTTGCACTACTGGGAAGTAGGCGACACTAATATTGATTTGGTTGAAGGCCAAGCTGAATACACTTTCTACAGAGCGACAAGCGATGGAACATCATCAACAACAGTTGGTGGAACAACAGGAACTTCCACTTATGGAATTGCTGATATATTAGAAGCAACTTACCGAACAGGTAGAGGAACTGTATCAGAAGCAGACTCTGCTCTTACTAAAACAGATCGATCAACTTATTCAGGATTAGCAAATAAATTATCTAAAGGAACACCTTCTAGATATTTTGTACAAAGATTTGTAGACAAAACAACAGTCACTTTATACACGACGCCTG